ATCCAGGCCGACGCCGTCCTCGCTGTCCGCGCCCTCGCCGCTATCGGCACCTGGGCGCTCGGCTGCGCCGCGTGGGCGGTCGTCGCCCGCCCCGCCCCGGCCGAGACGGCGCCGGTGCCGCTCGACCTCACCGGCCGGCTCCGCCGTGCCACGGCGCCGGCGCCGGCCGAGCCCCGAAATAAATCTCCTCGTCCCCCCCTTGCACCCGCTCCTAGCCTCGGCTATAGTGTGGTCATGGCAGCAGACACCAACCGAAACAAGGAGGCAGCCATGAACACCGAGATCACCTTCCTCTCCGACACAAGGAGAGTAGACCATGACCACTGACTCGCTCATGGACCCGCGTCTCGGGCTCATCAGTGGCGTCGCGATGGCGCTGTCGCATGGTGTGCCGCCGATCGCGGTGCAGCACCACGGCGACGACCGCTACTCGGTCCGCTGCGGTGACTTGACCGTCCACGGCTCCGCCGAGACGCTGCGGCAGCTCGCCGCCGACCTGGCTGCCGCTATCGAAGCCGCTGCGGGCTTCTCGCAGGGCACAACTACCGCCTGACCTTCACCGCCTGAACCAACACACCTCCCACCCCACCCACATCACAGATGGGCCCACATCGAAGCGACCGGTGTGGGCCCATCTGACGTTAGGAGCTGCTACCGCAGCGCGAGTGCGGTAGCCTAGCCACCACACTCACCACGGCTAGCCTGAACGAACCCGAGCCCACGACACTCGATCCGCGAGAGGACACGCATGGCTCGCCCCACCCGAATCCACGACATCATCGGCCACACCGACACCGGCGACCCCATCACCGTCGGCGACCGCATCATCTCCGCCATCCGCGCCGGCAACTACATCGAAACCGCCGCTGCGTTCGCCGGCGTCAACAAAGACACGATCTACCATTGGCTGCGCGAAGGCGCCCGAGCCCGAGCACGCCTCGAAGCAGCCCTAGCCGATGGAAACACCAGCGTCGATGTCACCGACAACGAACGCGCATGGATGGAGTTCTCCGACGCAGTAGCGCAAGCGCAAGCCGCCGCGGAAGTCGACGACGTCGCCCGCCTCGCATCCCTCGCCCGCGGCGGCCTCACCGCCACCACTGTCGTGGAGAAACGCGACGCCGACGGCAGGCTGATCGAGCGAACGGAACGCACGGAAACGACGATCCCGGACGCGGCGACGATCCGTTGGCGGTTGGAGCGACGGCACCCGGACAGATGGGGTAGGCAGCATGTCGAGGTGACGGGCCCGGAGGGCGGCCCCATCGAGCTGAGCGTCGCGGAGAAGCGCGAGGCCCTCGCGGAGCGGCTAGCGGAGCGACGTCGGCGTCTGCTCGACACCACCGAGCCGGGTAGCGGCAGCGAGGACAGCGACGAGTGACACGCGTCGAGGACGACTCGGGGTGGCGGCCTCCGGGGCTGTCGATCGAGGACGAGCTAGCTCTCCTGTCGGACGAGGAGCGGGCGGCGTGGATCGCTGAGCTGACCCCGGACGAGCTGGCGGCGTTGATGGCACGCGACTGGTCTGTGGTAGCGAGACCTGAGCAGCTTCTCCCCGAGGGGCACGACTGGCTGGTGTGGCTGATCCGGGCGGGGCGCGGCTGGGGTAAGACACGCACAGGCGCGGAGGCGACGAAAGAGTCGATCCGTGAGCTGGCGGCGCAGACGTCGGACCCTGTCCGGTGGGCGCTTCTGGCTCCTCGCCGTGAGGACGTGCTGTCGATCCAGTTCGAGGGCGAGTCGGGTCTAGCCGCGGTTCTCCCTCCGTCGATGCTGGTCGGTGGGTCGTGGGACAGGTCGTTCAACCGTTCGGAGCTTACGTTGACACTCGACGGCGGACATCAGGTGCGTGGCTTCTCGGGTCGCACTCCGTCGGCGTTGCGGGGCCCGCAGCATCACGGCGCGTGGATCGACGAACCGGCGACGCTCCCTGACGCGCACCGAGGCATGGACGAAGACACCGCGTTCTCGAACCTGCTGCTCGGGCTGCGGCTCCCACCGTGGAACCGTCTTCTCGTCACCGGCACACCCCGTAACGTCCGGCTTATCCATGACATCCGCGCCCTGCCCGGCCTCATCGAGACGGTCGGCAGAACCCGCGACAACCTCGCGAACCTGTCGGACCTGTTTAGGGCGGTCGTTGTCGCACGCTATGAGGGGACGAGGCTTGGCCGCCAGGAACTCGACGCCGAGCTGCTCGAAGGGGTCGGCGTGCTGTTCTCGCGTGGATGGTTCCGCAGGGGCGCACCCGAATGGCCTCGCGACGCGACGGTCCGCAGGGTCCGCTACTGGGACCTAGCGTCAGGTGAGGAAAGCGAAGCGAACCCCGACCCGGACTGGACGGTAGGCGCTCTCGTCGCGTTCGAACCTGAAAGGCGCCTTTACCGCGTCGAGCACATCGAACGGTTCCGGCTCCCTCCTGGGGCTAGGGAGACCCGCATCCGGGCGGTCGCGAAAGCTGACGGCCTCCCAGTCGTCTGGATCGAGAAGGAGCCAGGCAACGCCGGCAAGGCGCAACTCCTTATGATCGGACGCGAGCTGGACGGCATCGCCGCCGTCAAAGGCAACCCGGTTACGGGCCCGAAGACTGTGCGCGCCGAGCTGTTGGCGACCGCTGCGGAACAGGGTCGGGTCACGATCCCTGACGACGCCCAGTGGGTCGAGTCGTTCCTTGACGAGGCGGAGGAGTTCCCGGACGGCCCGCACGACGACCAGGTGGACGCGGTAGCCGGGGCGTTCCAAGTGCTGCGAGAAGCGGGCCCAGCTACTGTCGTGGCTCGCCCGGCTGCCGTGCCGAGCCTGCCTCGACCCGGCTCGCAGCGCCGCCAGGCTGTCGTCCCCCGCTCGCCGGTGCAGGCTGCGGGGCTCATCCCAGGGCGTAGTCGCAGTGGTCGTGGCTACGGCGTCTAGCCGCAGCTACTATGCGTGTCATGACTGCGATGATCACGAGAGCGACGCTGGACCTCCCGGACGGCTCCCGCCTTGAGCGGGTGCGTGTCGTCTACAGCGACAGCGAGGCGTACGCGCTGGACAGTCGAGGCCAACGCGTGTGGGAGGCGCAGCTGTCCAGTGTGGAGCGGCCGTCTCGCGGGGTAGTGCTGCTCCGCCTCGCCGACCCCGACGGGGCGGTAGCGAAAGCCGAGCGGAACTGCGGCTGCCGCAGCTAAGACCGAAAGGGGAGAGATTATGGACGAACGCCACGCGACGGCCGTAGCTGACGCTTGGGAGGAGGCGGCCCGCCGCGTCGACTATCGAGCCGCTATCCATCCGCTCGGCTCGGACCTCGCCGCGTACCGCGCATCGGGCGAGACGCTCGCCGCGCATATCTCGGACCTCGCAGCGGCGTGGCTGCCGAAGGGGCGCCGACGCGACGTCATCGAGGTCGGGGTCGGCGACGGCCGCATCGCCGGCCCGCTAGCACGCCTCGGCTGGAAGGTGACTGGCCTCGACACATCCCCGACGATGCTGCGCCATCTCGCCGACAACTACCCTGAGGTAGACGGCGTGCTGATCGACCCGGCAGGCCCGCTCCCGAAGCTGCGAGCGAGCGTAGTGTTCGCGGTCGCTGTCCTGATCCACCAGTCGGTCGCGAACGGGCAGGAGATGGTGCGGGAATGGGCGGGGCTGCTGCGACCTGGCGGGGTGATGCTCCTCCACATCCCGCTCTACGACGAGCCGAGGGAGGGGGAACATTGGACCGACGTGACAGTCTGGACGGTCGGCGGGCTCCGCGCCGCGGCAGAATCTGCGGGTCTGATCGTCGAGCGAGCCGAAGCGAACCCCGGCGTGTTCTCGTTCGACGCGGTCGGCCCGAACCACGCCGCGATCCACGTCCTCTGCAAGCCGGAGCGCTAACCGCCGGCTTCGCGAGGGACGCAGCCGTGGGGCTTCTGGTCGGCCTCGTCATAGTCGGCGTCGCTGTCGGAATAGCGGAGATCCTCAGGTGGAGGTTCGACAGGTGAGGGTTCTCGCGCACGTCCATCTGTACCCGCCATCTCATAACGCTGGCGCGGAATGGGCGCTGCACTCGACGCTCCGGCATCTCCGAGCCGAATACGACGCTGATGTCAGCGTGATCACGAACCGCCCGCCTCGCCGCCACGACACGTTCCAGGGGGTGCGGGTGTCGATGATCCGGGACCCTCGACGGGCCCGCAGCCTGTACCGTGACGCTGACGTGATCGTCACGCATCTCGACGCGACCAGACAGGCAATCGCGTGTGCTCAGCGTGAGCGGCGACCCCTCGTGCATCTCGTCCACAACGACCGTCAGCTCGCGTACCATCGCGTAACCCGAGAGGAGGCGCATCTCGTCTGCTTCAACTCGCGATGGATCGCTGGGACTGTCGAGTGGGATGGCCCGTCAATGGTGCTGCACCCGCCGGTGTGGGTCGCTGACTACCGGCCTGCGCCCGGCCCCCACGACGCTGTGCTCCTCCTGAACCTCGCCGCAGCGAAGGGCGCACGGACCTTCTACGCTTTAGCCGCTCGGTTCCCGACGACCCGGTTCGTTGGGGTGCGTGGCGCCTACGCCACGCAGACTGAGCCACCTCGCGGGCTGTCGAACGTGTCGGTCGTCGAGAACACCCCGGATGTCGCAGCGCTGTACGCCCAGGCGCGGGTCGTGCTGATGCCGTCCCACTACGAATCGTGGGGGCGCGTAGCAGTCGAGGCCGCAGCAGCACGCGTCCCGACGCTCGCAGCACCCACACCAGGGCTCCGTGAGACAGGTGTCCCCGCGGGTTTCGCCGCGCACGACGACATCGACGAATGGGAACGGCTCCTGCGTCGACTCCTCAACGACGACGACGCATGGGGCGAGGCCGCCACCCGAGCCCACGCGCGGGCTGTCGCGCTCGAAGCGGAGTCCCGCGCACAGCTCGCCGATCTCGCTGAACGGCTGGGGTCGCTGTGCTGATCCACGCGCTCGCGTCGCACCGCCACTACGCCGAGCATCTGCTACCGATCTGGCAGGCTCTCGACCCGTCAGAGCGCGGCATGTTCGTCGCGGCGTCTCGGGACGCGTGGGAATGGCTCGGCCGACGAGGCGTCCCGGTGATGCTGCACCGTGCGCAGCTCCCCGCCCGCCGGTCGCTTGTCGATGGCCGGCAACCTCCGTGGCTTGTCGCGTCTTACAGCGATCTCGTTGCGTTGGGCCCGCATCGGCGAGCGGTGCTCGTCGAGCACGGCGCCGGCCAGCACTACGGCGGCGACGGAGGAACCGCCGCCTCACTCCCGTATCACGCCGGTGGTCGCGACCGCCACCGCGTCGACGTGTTCGTCTGCCCGAACCGGGTCGTAGCGGAACGCAACGCCGCCGTGTACCCGGACGCTATGGCGGTAGCAGTCGGATGCCCGAAGCTCGACACCTACTCGCGTGGCGAATCGGACGCTGTCGTGTTCGCATGGCATTGGCATCCGCCGGTAGCTGCGTCTGTCCCTGAGGCCGGGTCAGCGCACGCCGAGTACGCCGACGCTGTGGCGGCGCTCGCGTCTGAGCGTCGCTGGCTTATGCTCGGCCACGGCCATCCGAGAGCGTGGAGCCACTACGAGGCGTATTACCGTGCCGCTGGCATCGAACCCGTCCGAGAACTCCGAGAGGCGTTAGCCCGAGCCCGTCTGCTGGTCGCGGACAACACGTCGGCGATGTGGGAAGCCGTGGCCCTCGACATCCCGGTCGTCGTAGTCAACTCGCGGCGATACCGACGGGACGTGAACCACGGCCTCCGCTTCTGGGAGTACGCTGACGTGGGCCCGCAGGTAAACGACCCGGGTGAGCTGGCCGCCACGATCGACGCCGCGCTCGCAGGCGACGTGTGGGCGGCGAGACGAGCCGAGGTCGCCAGCCTGCTGTACGGTCCGCTTGACGGAGGCGCAGCTGTTCGGGCTGTGGAGGCGATGCGTGCGTTCTACGACTGACAGAGATCAGCTCGCAGCTCTCGTCGTGGATGGGCTCGCGGCGTTCCGGCTCACCCGCCTGGTCGTCGACGACACAATCGCCGACAAGGCCCGTTCCCTTACCCTCACGACAGCGGAACGGATCGGCGGCGCCAGCGCCAGCGACTTCGCCGCGGACCTGCTGTCCTGCTATTGGTGCGCAGGGATGTGGGTTTCCGCAGGGGTTGTGTGTGCGCGGACGTGCGCGCCGCGCATGTGGCGTCCGGTCGCCGCGACGCTCGCGTTGTCCGCTATCGCGGGGCTTCTCGGGTCGCTCCGCTACGATTCCGGGTCGTGACGGTGACTGACGACCTGTCGCCCATCCTGACGGCCCCGGAACCGATCCCGGATCGCGCGTACCGTCTCGGACGAATGGAGGGCCGACTTCAGGGGCTGCGTGAACGGCGCCGCCGCGAAGGGCCCGCCGGGCTTCTCGCAGCCGCCAAAACGATCGACTTGGCGTCGCAGCGGGAAGCGACGCTGATGAAGCGGCGGCAAGGGGCGCAGCGAGGCGGATGGCAGGACGACGCCTGGATGTACTACGACGTGCTGAGCGAGATCAAGCAGGCCGCGCGGTTCAAGGGCCGAGCGCTCAGCAAGCTGCGGCTTTTCCCCGCGATCATTCTCCCAGGAGAACACGAGGCTGTTCCGCTGACAACCAAGATCGACGAACGCCCCGTTGTCGCACCCGAGATCGCTGAGATCGCCGACACGCTTCTCCGCAGGCTTGGCGGCGGACGCGACGCCCACCGCACGATGCTCGAACGATGGGGACAGAACGGTTTCGTGGTCGGGGAGGGCTACCTCGTCGGCTGGCAGGACCCGTCTGCTTCTGAGGCGGAACGGGACCGCTTCGCGTTCGCGTCGATCGACGAGCTGCGCGTGTCGGGGGACGGCCGATGGGAATACCAGCCTGATCCCGGAGCGAGCGTTGAGGACGCTGTGCGTCTCGACCCGGCCACGTCGCTTGTCGTCCGCGTGTGGTATCAGCACGCCCGCTATTCGGCGATGGCGGACTCACCGGTGGCCGGTGTGCTCGACCACTGCGAGCATCTCGTGACGCTGCAACAGGAGAGTCTCGGCGCGGCGATGTCGAGGATGAACAACGGTGTTCTGCTTGTCCCACGCGGCGCGACCGTGCATGGGGGGCGGCTCCCAGACTCGGACGGAACGGACGGAGAGGCGCAGCGGTCCGTGACACTCGACGACCTGTTGCAGCACATCATCACTCCTATCGGCAACCCTCGGTCTGCGTCCGTTGCCGCGCCCATCATCATCTCAGCCGACCCCGAGGACATCGACCGCTTCCGACATCTCACGTTCGGGCGTCCATTCGACGACGCAGTAGACAACCGGATCAGAGCGCTCATTGATCGCATCGCGAACGGCGTCGACTTGCCGAAAGAGGTGCTGACGGGGCAGCTCGGAGACGCGAACCACTGGTCGGCGTGGCTGATCACCGACTCGCAGTTCCGGGACTACGTGCAGCCCGACGCTGACCAGTTCGTCGAGGCGATCACGACCGGCTACCTGCGGCCGGCGCTCGCCGCAGCGAACGTCCCGCCGGATGTGGTGGCGCGTATCGTAGTGTCCTACGACGCTTCTGATCTCGTCGCCGACCCCGACGAGAGCGCTAACGCGTTCCGGGCTGTGGAGCTGGGTCTCATCAGCGACGCCGCAGGGCGTCGCAGGATCGGCTACTCCGAGGCTGAAGCACCAACGCCGGAGGAACGCGCGGAACGCCTCGGTAGTGCCGCTACTGCGCCTGGAGGCTCTGCCCCTAGCGAATCGGGCGGCACCGGCGACGAACCCGCGACTGAGGATGCGCTCACAGCCGCGGCGGCGGTGTCACGCGGCACGGACCGGGTCGCGCAGCTCGGCCGCCGTTGGGCCGACCGAGACCGGCAGCTCCGCTCCAGGCTGCTCGTCGCGGCAGACGCGGCGATGACACGCGCGCTTGACCGTGCTGGGGCGCGGCTGCGTTCAAGGCTCGGCGCGGCGAAGCATTCGCCGTGGCGGGACATCATCGACGGACACCCCAACCGTGAGGTCGCGTCGCTCATCGGGCCCGCAGCGGTCACCGCAGCGATCGACGCAGACCCCGCGACACTAATCGAAAGCGAGTTCGACGAGATTGTCGCTAGGTTCCGAGCTCAGGTCGGCAGGGCGCAGCGGCAGACCCGCAGCGAACTCGCCGAGCTCGGCCTCGACGACGAGCAGGTCGAGCGCATGGAGCGAGCGCAGGCCGAGGATCGTGAGCGGGGCGCGGAACTGCTGCTCGCATTGCTGGTCGGGCTCGCATCGAGTCGCCTGTTCGACCCGAGCCCGTCCGCACCGCCGATCGGTGAGCACGACCCGGACATGTCGGTGCCGGCTGGCGTGATGCGGCAAGCCCTTTCGGTGGCTGGTGGCGCTCGTGGTGAGCCGACCCGAGGCGGAGCGTTCCGAGGCCCAGACGAGCGCATCGCCGGGCAGCTCGCTACCGGCCAGACCGTCGCGGATTTCGCGCGTGAGATCGGTCTAGAGATCGCCGGCTACACCTGGGATTACGGCGACGCGTCGACACGGCAGACGCCGTTCCCGCCGCACGAGTCTCTTGACGGCGTTCAGTTCGACACGTGGGACGACCCGGCGCTCGCTAACAGCGCCGCGTTCCCCGACACCCAGTTCCTGTTCCCTGGCGACCACGACGGCTGCCAGTGCGACGC